CAGGGGGATTAAATTATGATGCTATATTTATGGGTAAACCCGGTTCTACTGAAACCCTGGTTACTGTAATGTTTACTAAAATGATTTCCTCATTAACTAACATCCAAAATATAGTTAAGGAGAATTTAGAGTTTGGTTATAAGTTAGCATTAACCTTAAAGGGTTTTAAATTTAAATCTTTACATGTAGAGTTTAACAAATCCACAGTTACCGATAATCTTAAATATCAACAAGCTAAAGAGATTCTAACTAGAAACCTAGAAACTCATTTCAAATACGGTTTAATATCATTACAACAATTTGCGGATGAGTTAGGTTATGAATCACCTGACCAGAAAGAACCTAGAATATCTTTAGAAGGTGCACCTGATGCAATGGGTGATGCTAAAAAGAAAGAGGATAGAGAAAAGGATAAGGATAAGTCAGATAGAAAAAGCCGAGATAAATCAAACCCCCAAGGCACTGTCAAAAGACAGAATAAACAAGACTTTAGTATAATTGATAAGAACACAATAGCTTTAGACAATTAAAATAAATAAATATGCCAGTATCAAAAGAAACATTTTCATTGGGCCATTCTCTTATTTCAAATAAGATGCCTAAAGGAGTTGCTTTGGATAAACTAGATGAAATAGAAAAGGAGATTAATAGGGAAATGGATTTGGAATCCCTAGGCCTATTTAATACTTCCTCACCTGATTTCAATAAGTTTTATCCAAACTTAAGCCCCGAAGATTTAGTACCACAAGATAAGGATTTTGCTTACCCCTTATTTAGAGCTTTATCAAAAGTAATTGTAAATAAGTACGGGCCAATTGATTTTTCTAAACCTGGAGTATTAGAGGCTTCAACTAAAAAATTATCAGGCCAATCTGTTTACACCAACCATGAGGTTATTACTGGGAATGAGGTTGGTTCTATTTCAGAAGTATTTTTTGAACAAGAGAAAAAGATAAACGGAGTAACTATACCTGCAGGTATTAATGTAAGATTAAAACTTGATGGAAAGGCTAACCCCAAATTAGTAAGGGGTATTATGATGGACCCCCCTTCAGTACACTCAGTTTCAGTAACTGTAATGTTTGTTTGGGAAAAGTCACATGATATGACTGATGAAGAATTCTACACAAGATTAGGAACTTATAGTGATAAAGGGGAGTTAGTAAGACGTGTAGTGAAAGAAGTATTCTCCTATGATGAGATTTCACTTGTTCCTCATGGGGCTGACCCATTCGCTCAAAAAATCAATGAAAAGACTGGAAATATAACTAATCCTGAATATGCTGATAATAGGTATAGTTTTAGTGAGGAAGATTTTAAAGAGATGGCTCACCACTTTGATTGGAAATGTGGTAATGTTGAAGAGTTATCACTTTCAGTAAATAAGACAATACCCAATGATAATAATAAAGAAAGTTTTAACAATAAATTAACAACTATGAATGAAGAGTATTTGAAATTTTTAAGAAATCAACTTAAGCTTTCTGATGATACTCCTGAAGCCCAAGTAATGGAAAAGCTTAAAGCAGGGTTACCTGACCTTTTGGCTTCTTCTGATAAAGTAGGGACTTTAGAGAGCGAACTCACAGAAGCCAAAGATGATTTAAAGAAACTCCAAGAAAAATACCCCGAAGGTACTATAGTCTTAGGAGAGACGGAAAAGGAACAGTTAAATGAATACAAAACTGTTAAACCCATAGCTGATGCAGCTTTAGAGGCTACTAGAAGTGAAGCTTTAAAACTTTACCACTTATCATGTGGTGGAGCAGACAAAGCAGACACTGCAATGACTGAACTTATTGCTAAAGCAAATTTTGAAACTATCACTGCTTTACAAAAGCAATATAGAAATCAGGTAGAAAAAGAATTCACTGCTACTTGTAAAGATTGTAACTCTACTAATATTAGTAGAATGTCAACTGCAGATAGAGAGACTGGGATTGCTAACCCTAATGATGATGGAAACTCTAATGGGGGTGATAAGGATAAATCCAAAGAAACATTTACTGAAAAATCATTAGGTGAGGCTATGGATGATATTATGAAAAAGAAATCCAAAGGTATTTCTGCTCATATAAGCGAAGAGGATAATAAATAAATAAATAACTTTAAATTAAATAGATTATGCCAAGTACTATAGGAGAAAAGACTCCAAACGCTATATTTCTCAATGACCCTGAAGCTCACAAGCTTCATTTGGAATTTGAGGTAGCCACAGGACAATCCGTTCAATTTGGTGGACCAGTAGTATTGAATACTAATGGTACCATTCAAAATGCACCTGCTGGAGTTGCAAGAAACTTAAATTTAGGTTATGCAATTCAAAGTGGAGCTGCTGGAGAAAGAGTTACAGTTGCCGTAAGAGGTTATGCTGTTGTAAGGGGGATTGCTGCTGCTGATGGCCAAACTGCTGGGTCAGTAGAGGCTGGAGCTGTAAGTACAGACCCTGCTAGAAGAACATATGCAGCTGTTACAGGAGCAAGCCCTGAAGCACAGAATACCAGAGCTGTTGGATTTCAATTAACAGCTACCGCAGACACTGGTGATGAAATTGATGTTTGCGTATTGTAAGTTTTGAACTTTTAATAATAAATTATATATGAATTTAGCACAAGCAAAGAAATCAAAATACGCAAAGGACTTAAAAGAATCTGTCCTTTCTTGCGAATCCATGAGAAAGAACAAAGATAACCCGGTAGACGTATCTATTGGTGAATTTGTTAACTCTCGATGGGGAATCAGTATGGAGGGGTTATATGAGGACCTAGGACTTAATGCTGGTATTGATACAATCCAAAACATCTTCACATTGCCGGATGAGAGTAATAGATGGTTAATACCTGAAATTATTAGAGATGCTTTGAGATTGGGTTTAAGAAAGTCACCTATTTGGGCTGATATAATTGCTGCGGAGCAAACAATTGCAAACCCTTCAGTAATTATGCCACACCTTAATATGTCGGATGCTGCTCCAAGATATGTAGGTGAAGGTGAGACTATTTCTAAAGGAGCTATCAGCTTCGGGGAGAAAACCTTGAAAATCCGTAAAATGGGTAGAGGTATTAGAATTCCTTATGAAGTAGCTCAATATGTTACAATCAATGTAATGTCAATCTTTTTACAAGATTTTGGGGTTAAGTTAAACCATGGTATTGATGCATTAATGATTGATGTATTAATTAATGGTGAGCAAGCTGACGGTTCTGAATCTGCACCGATTGTTGGAGTAGGAACTAGTGGAACTTTTGGTTACCGTGATTTATTAAAAGTTTGGATTAGAATGGCTAGAATTGGTAGAACTCCTTTCGGTATTATCGGGGGTGAGGAAGCTGCTATTGATACTTTATTCTTGGATGAGTTTAAAAAGAGAGAGTCTGGAACAGTTGAGAAACAATTAAACTTGAGAACTCCAGTTCCCCAATCATCTGCTTATTACATCCACGGAAGTATGCCAGACGACCAACAAATGGTAATAGATAGAACTTCTGCTATTATCAAATACAATGCTCAACCTCTATTAGTAGAATCTGATAAGATTGTATCGAATCAAACTTTAGAAACTTATGCTTCTTTAACTACTGGTTTTGGTATTTTATATAGAGATGCTCGAGTTATCATTGACTCTTCATTAGAGTTTGCTTCAAATGGATTCCCTGCCTATATGGATGTTGACCCATTAGAGCAAATTGAAATTAGCTAAATAAATCTTAAATTATAAAATATAAAACCATGGGAAAGAAAGGTAAAAAAAGATACTTTGTATTGGGAAAGAAAGCTTCGGTATTCTTTGACCCGGTTACAAGATTAAAAGTAACCTCCACAGATACTTCAAAACCGGATGAGACTGATGCTCCTCTATCTAAGAGGGTTAAGATGGCATTAGAGGCGGGACATATCAAGAGTTTAGACGGTCCTACCGATGCTCCTGAAACCGATACTTCGGAAGATAAAGATGATACTCCTAAAGAGTTAACAGTGGAGGCTTTGAAATCAGTTAAAGCTAAGGATTTAGCAAAGGCTCATTCAGGTGAAGAGTTCATGACTTTCTATAAAGAAAATTATGAGGTTTCAGAAGAGGATGAGAAGGCTTTTGAAAAAATGAACAAAACCGCAAAAGCTAAATTCTTACAAGATGCTGAAGAAGAAGGCGAAGATGATGAGTAATATTTCATAATTAGATATATAATTTAGAACCCCAACAATAGTTGGGGTTTTATTTTGTACAATACTTAATACTTATATTCAAAAGGATTATTTAAATGGAAACCTATAAAACAAAAGACTTTGATTTTATCGTAATTGAAAACTCAATTATAGATAAATCATTCTATCCAATAAACCCCGATGGAACACCTTACTCTATGTCGGGCTCTTCAGTGTCAATGAAGATATACACTGACCCTGTAACTTCTATGGGCTTAACTTTAAATGGAACAGATGATACAGTTGGTACTGTTAGGTTAGATTCTTCAATAACCTCCACTCTTCAAACTTTGGAATATTCTATTGTAGAGACTAAAACTAATGGGGAGATAATAACCCTTTTCCAAGGTACTATATCTATACAATCGGAATCTCAATTTACCACATCAGTTAATTCTTTAATAGAAGGGTTAAAACCTGATGGTATTAATTTAGACCCTAATTTTAAAAACCAACAAATTACTTATTGGAGATTATACCTTCAACCTTTAACTACTCCTCCAATAGATGATGAAAATTTAAATAGCGATGAAAACTGGCCCCCTCTAGTAAACTTTCTTATTGCTTATTTAGTCATTTATGATTTCTTAAAGAAATATGCTAGAAAAGCATTTTCTGATATGTTTGGAAATGGAGCTGCTGATACTGAAGGAGCTCAAATAAAGAAGATAGAAACTGGCCCCACTAATGTGGAATACTTTGATTCGGCTTCAGCCTTACAAAATGTATTTAAAACTAATACCCAAGGAATGTCACCTTTTGATAAGTTGGCAGAAGAAGCTTGTATGCTTTCAAAAAGGTTGAGGATATACTTACCAATATGTGGACATTTAAGTCACAACCCAGTAATTCCCCACAAGGTTGGACGACCTCCAATTAAAGATGCTATAACTATTCTAAATAAATACTATGGGTAATATCGGAAAAGCTCGTTGGAATAAGTATAAAAACCTTATAAATAAAATTCATAAGGAGTTTAACCAGGACACCTTAACTTGGAGGAAACATACTCCACAAGGTGTAACTCAATTTAATGAAGGTATTGAGAATAATTATGAAGATTTTGAATTAAAAATTCTTATTGGTTATAACTCTTATAGAACATGGCCAATAACAAAACATAATCAGGATACTGGAGAAATAGATAACCAAAATTTAGTGGTATATATTAATGTTAGCTATCTAAAAGAGTTGGGATATACTGACCAACATGGGTATTTTCAATTTAATCCCGCTAATGATAAATTTATACATAGGGGTATAATCTATAAGGGTGAAGGGGATACATTTTTATCTCAAGCAAGTGATGAGCCTTTATTATTTATATTGGTATTGAGAAGAGAAGAGGAGATAACAGGTAAGAGTAGATTTAACTAAAAATGATAGGGGTTAGTTTTATAGGTGATTGGACTGGGGTTCAAGCAGGATTAACTGCTTTACCCCAGATATTAAAATCTTCAGCTGACTGGGGAAATAGAAAAGCTGCAGAAAAACTAGTTAAAATTGCCAAAGCTCACATTGATAACCAAGATTTGGGATGGCCTGCTTTATCATCAAGTAGTAATTCAGGTGACCCACGAATCCTAGTAGACACTGAAGATATGAGAAACTCCATAAAGGCATGGAGACAAAATTATAAATATTATGCGGGTATTCCAATGAATGCTCACAACTCAAGAGGTATTAGAATAGCTGACATTGCTATTATGCACGAGTTTGGATATGGAAATATGCCCCAAAGGTCTTTATGGGGACCATCTATCCAAGACCTAGGGGGAAGAAAGGGTATACAGAAGATTGTTTCAGATGCAATTTATAATAAAATTAAATTCCTAAGAACTAAAGGTATTCAAGTAGACTATAGATTATGAGAGAGATTTTAGACACTCAAAAACTTGTGGAAAGAACTTTCGAGAATGAGGTTTATAAAATCTTGTTAGGGGAGGGGTGGATTCCTAATAGGTTAAATTATACAAATGATTACCAAGGCTATATTGATGAAAAAAATCAGATAGCTAATAATAGAGGTTTTGCTGTAGAGGTTTTTGGACATGGCTCAGCAAGGGATAGAGAGATAAAAGAAGTTCCAAGAATAGTTATAACGGGTTCAGGTTTTTATACTGGAAGTGTAGGAGATAATTTTCCAGGTTCAATAGAAAGTAACAATGACGGTACTTTTAGAAAACAAAGGTATAAAGGTACATCTTCAACCTATAGAATAGAGGTTACCCTAATTTCACAAACTTCTACTCAAGATAGAATTTTGGAGCAGGTTAGACAAGCAGCTTTACCCAATTTAACATTTTTAGGATTTTATAATAACCCCGAAAGTAGGTTTGTAATTACTTATGGGTTTGTTAAGGAGAACAGTGATTATAATCATAGGATTATAGAAAGAACTTATATATATGAAGCCTTAGATGTAGAGGAACAAGGACAAGATGTAGTAGATTCTAACATATCTAAAATCAGAGAAATTGATACAGGTATTGGGGAGGATAATTTAATAATTAAAGCTAAGGCTAAATTATTAATTAACACCGAAAACCTAACCATACAAGAAAAAACTATTTCTTTAGAGATATCTAAAGGCCCATCAGTTAACCTTAACATATCTAAAGAATCATTAACATTAACCGAGAAATCAATCTCGTTTAGTATTAATAATCAATTAGTAAACCTTAATATTATTAAGGAATCATTAACTTTAGAAGAAAAGCCATTAACTTTTAGTATTAATAATCAATTAATAAATCTAAACCTAAATAAAGAATCCCTAACCTTAGAAGAAAAAATATTAACCCTTGTTGTAAATAACCAAATACAAGAAATTAACTTAAATAAGGAATCTTTAATTTTATCCGAAAATATTATAGTTGTTGAATCCCCTATAGGTGTAAATAATAATATTATAACTAATGATGGAGGTGAATTACTAGGGGGTTATACTCTATCTAATTCTCCTTCATTAGAGAATAACCAACCACCTTTAGTAGATAATATTACCTTTAGTGGAACAGAATCAGAAGGTGAAGATTTAACTGTTACTGTTATTTGGGAAAAGAATACTCAAGCTAATGAAGGAACCCACGAATTAAAAATTTATAGGCATTCCGATATAAACGGTTCTGGTAGAGTTTTAGCATCAACATTAACAACAAGTACTACAACATATTTAGGGGATAATAAATACTCAACTGAATTTACTTATACATTAGTACTTGGGGATGTTAGTAAGTATTTAGCATTTGAGGCTATAGTAAAAGTAACCGGAGTTGAAAATACAGACTCTTTACCTAACAGCTCTGATTTTACAGAATTAATATCTAGTACCTCATTTAACCCTGCTAACCTGGGGGCTGGAACTTCTAATGTATCTTTAAGAAATATAGGAGTTCCAGGTAATTGGAATAGCGACCCTAATCCAGTTTGGGTAAATGAGGGTAGTACTACAAACGCAACAGTAGGTACAGGAAAACCTGTTTGGAATGATGTTGACCAAAGAATGGAGTTTACAAAAGCTTCTTTACACCAACTATTAGTAGCTAAAGGAACAATATCAGAACCTTGTGAAATATGGATTAAGGGTAAATTTGATATTACTGATGTAATGGTAATGTTTGGGTTTAGTTCATCCATAGAATTTAGGAAATCTGCCTCTAGCTTTAGAATGAATGGGCAAAATATAGCCCCGGCTGATTTAAATGAACATTTGTTCAGGTTTAGACTTAACGGAGTAAACAGTTTTCTAAAAATAGATAGTGATACTCCTATAACCTTTGATTCAACTAGTTCTACTTTGGGTTCAGGAGATTTAGAGTTAGGAGCTAATAATAGTGGAAATTACTTAGAAGGTTTTATTAAGAATTTTCACCTATATAATTTTTTAGTTGAAAATCAAGATGAGACGGATATGAACTCTTATTTTAACGTAACTTAATTATGGCTAATAGAGTAGTAACAAATGAAACTTCCGAAAGAACTACTTACAATAACCCTATTGTAAATGGGAGGCGTATTGTTAATGGGGATATAATTATAGATACCTTTACTAATGAAAGTAAAAACGTTATATTCTATACAGATTCTGAAACAGTGTTTTCAGGAGCTAGGTTAGGAGCTACAATTTGGATTAAAAACCCTAATGGTAATCCTATATCAGCTTTTTGGTTAAGAACTACAGATGATTTAGAGTGGGCAATTAGTGATGTAAATAATCCAGTTGTTATAACTGCTTTAGAAGGTCAAGTTATATTTAGAAAGATACCCAATAATGATAACCCTTACAATATTAATATTACTAACCTAGCTTATGTATCTCTTTGGGGAGAGACAGAATCCCACCCAGGTATGAGGAATGGTTGGGGTCCTTTTAAACACGGTACTTTTGGAATACAAGTTGATAGGTGGGGAAACCCTGAACCGGGTCAAAATAATTTTACAATAGGTGGAGACTTTTTAAGTGGTATAGAAGTAATAGGGGTAGAATCAATCCATGGTTTTGCTAGGTATAGAAGTGAACCCACTGCTCCAGGTTTAGAAAGTAGAAGGGTTGATTATTTTAGATTAAAGAGAAGCTTTCTTCATACTGGGGAAACAGGGGAAGGGATATATATAGGGTCTACTAAAGCTCCTCCTTATGCATTATTTGAAAATGTATTAATTGAAGATGTTCTTTGCACTAGAGCAGCTGCAGAAGGATTTCAAATGCAACATATGGTAACTGGTTCAAGAACTGGAATTATAAGAAATACTATATGGCATGCTAATGGAGCTGATTGGAAAGCAGCCTTTCAAAACTTTCAATCAGCAGGTTTACAGTTATCCTACGATGAGGGTGATATATTATTTGAAAATTCTATTGTAGATGGTTGGGGTAGTAATGGTTTAACTTTATTTAAAGCTGATGAAGGTTTATTAGTTAATAATAAAAAAGTAAGGTTTAGGAATGTACTTTGGTTAAATGGGAGAAATAGGGGTATATATTTCAATGCCAACGATGATGCTATACCAATTGAATTTAATCAGTGTGAGTTTGGGGAGATGGTAGATAATTGGGAAGAGACTTACCCTAATGAGGTTGCAGCAGACCACCATATGGATGTAGCTAATGACATTGACCTTATTTTAAAATATTGTAAATATAGAAACAATAAAACCTTTTACACAGGAACTTATCAAGGTAATGTTAAAGAAGTTGAGAATAATGGGTTTCCAACTCAAGAGTACCCAGAGTATTTAAACTCAGACCCCATATCCCAAGATACTGAAAAATATGAGGTTTGGCATGAAGAGTATGCAGACTGGACTGTTAACCAAGGGCATGCTGCTAACACAAAAATTGAATTTAACCAAGGGGATACTGTATTTAATACCCAAGATAAAAGATTTTACAGGTGTCTAATAACTCATACAAGTTCAGCTTCAACACGACCTGATTTAGATAATACTAATTGGTTATTACTAACTTGGGATAAAACTAATGGGGTTGCTAATGATAAACCCGGTTGGGATTTTAATAACCCACAAAGTATATACCCACCTGATGATTATAGGTTAGCTATAGGTAATACTCATAATACTTTAGGAAGGGGGTTAAGTAGTAACCCAACCCCCTACACTTTCTATAATTGGCAATATAGTGAAGATGATGGTTCTAATAATCCCGATGGAATTTGGGTTAATATAGCGGATATAGAATCTAAAAAATTAAACTATACTCCACCTACTGGGTTGAATAGACATTATAGGAGAGTAGTAACAGTTAAAAATACAACAGGTCAAGAAATAGAGAGTATATCAAATACTATTCAAGTTATTTAAAACAATACTTAATATTATTAAAAATAAATTATATAGATATGCCAGTACTTAATGCTTTTAAAAGAAGAATGTTCGATAGCCAATTGGCTTTAGGGGATTTAAAAATGATGTTATTGGATGATAACCATTCAACAGATATAGACACTCAAGAGTTTATTGATGATATTTCTGCTAATGAGGTATCATCTTCCGGCTATACCGCAGGGGGAGTAACTTTAGCCAACCCTAATGTAGTAGTTGATAATGCTAATGACGAAGCCTCGATTGATGCTGACAATGTTTCTTTAGTGGGTATAACTGCTACCGTAAGATATCTAGCTTTCTATGTTGACACGGGAACTCCTGGTACTTCTCCTATTATAAACATCTATGATTTAACTACTAACCAAGTTTTGAATAACCAAGATTTGGATATTAATTTTGAATCTACTGGTATAATAGGTTTAGCATAAAAACAATACTTAATATTTCTAATATAAATAAATGTAATTAATTATGCCAAATTCTGCAAAAGTTAAATTTAATGAAATTGACCTTTCTTCTTTTATTGATTCACTAATAGGGGGTATAGCTGCAGTTTCATTACAAACCCTAAGAGGCCCTTATGGACATGATGGTTCTGTAATTGCTACTTGGCCTGAGTTTGTAAAGAAATATGGGGGAGAGGTTGAAGGTTTAGAAGGTGCATCTTTAGTAAAGAGAGCATTTTCTTATGGTTGTGCATTAAGGGTAAATAAGGTTGGTAATTATACTGACCCGGCAGATGCTGGAACTCTTACTGCTGAAAAAGCAGCTTTTGATGCTGCTCTGGGTTCTAATGCTGTTGATACAGAGGATTATTTTGAAGTAGTTCCAAAATATGCCGGAGCTGACTATAATAACTTAGTAGTTCAAATATTAGAGGCTTCCAATGGAGATGCTGATGCCTTTGATTTAGTTGTATCACACCTTAATGAGCCATCTTTGGGAGAAATTTATCAAAACTTAAAAATTGAGGGTACTCCTACTATTGCTGAATCCGATTATCTTAACAGAGTAAAATCTGGTTCAGCTCTTATAGATATTAACTATTTGGATTGCTCTGGATTATCAGGACAATTAAGACCCGATGATGGTACATATTCAGCAACAACTGGTTCTAATGGTGACCCAGTAACAGCAGCGGACTATGAAGGCGATGAAGCCGGGGGTACTGGAGTATATGCTTTTGACCAATACAGTGATTTTGAGGTTATAGCTTCTTTAGATAATTCAGATACTTCGGTATTACAAGCATATTCAGCTTACACTGACAGTAGACAAGATTCAGTAACATTTGCACACCTTAAGAATACTTCTAATACTGTAACTAAATTAATTACTGAAAGAGGGGATACAAATATAGATTCTCGATTCACTGCTTTCTTTGCGGGGGGTTTAGAAATCCCTGACCCATTCCTAGAAAATACTCAAAAAGAAATTTCTGAATTAGGGGATGTATTGGGGTTAGCAATGTTCTCTTCAAGAGAATTTGGCCCATGGTGGAGTTTTGCTGGAACCCAAAGGGGGGTAATAAGAAATGCCTCTGATGTAGTTAATAATTTCTATGGGGCTAACACTATTAAGTTAGACCAACTTGCTCAAAGACAAATTAACGTAGTAGTTAATCAAAACGGTAGAATCTATATTAAAGGAAATTTTTCTGCCCAAATGGCTTCTTCAAGAAAAAGCTTTTTAAATGTGGTTAAATTAATTATATTTATTAAGAAATCACTAAGGCCTAATATGGAACTTTATTTAGAAGAACCGAATGACTTTAGAACCTTCTTACAAATATACAACGAAGTGGAACCGTTTTTATCATCTTTAGTAGGGGGAGAAAAAAGAGCTTTAGTTGATTATGAGTGGAGGGGTGACCAATTTGCTACTAAGGATTCTGAGTTAGTGATTAATAATAGAGCTGATT